CCTCGAGCAGTTGCTCTTTAAGGCTCTTAACCAAAAGGCAGTCGACGCGCTCGTGGGAACGGATCACGGCCTCAAGGCAACGGACCTCAGCCGTAAGGGTTTCGACCTGAGCGTCGAGGGCGATGATGCGGCCCTTCAGCTGGGCATTCTCGATGATGGCGTCGATGTTCATTTGACGGCGTTCCGTACGGCCTGTTCAAAGGCGTGAGTGTTGATGGCAGCGAGGTGTTCAGCGCTGAGGTCTTTCAAACCTTGTCCAGGCTTGAGCCAACCCTTGAGCGTGAGGATCTCCACGGCGGCCTTCTCAAAGCGGAGTTCGCCCATAAAGACCTTGGGGGCTTGGGGCTTAGGTGCGGAGGCCTGATGCCCGTCGTCGTCGAGGTCCACTGAGATACCGCAAGCCGTCTGGATAGACTGCCGGCGAATGTAGGTGATAGCCCCTCCGACCTGTTGAGCCGTGAGGCCGTCGGCCTTGACCATCAGTTTGCCGAAGGCGAAGAGGTGGCCCGAGGTGTGCAGCAGGGAAGTGGACACGCCCACTTTGCCTTCCTCAGTCTCGAGGACTTGGACGAGGGCTAGGTTGTGCGCTTGGAGGACAGGCTTGACCGCGTCGAGCAGAGCGTCGAGCGAGACATAGCGTGCCTTGAAGGCAGGGTTGATGCGGTTGGCTCCGACGTTCTCCATCGAGGAGAGTGCGGCGATCAGGTCGAAGTAAGGGTTACTCTGCTCCTGGCTAACTGCGGAGGGGGTTTCTTTTTTAGTCATGGCTTGGGTTGTGGGTTGGGTGTGGGAAAGGCTTACGGGAATGAAGTCATCTCGTCCACCGTCTTCTGCGTGACGCATCGGAGGTGGTTATCGTGGGACAGGAACCAGGAGCGGCTCGAACCCGACACGCGGGGCTTTAACTTACGGGCCACGGTGCCGTCAGAGAGGACGACGTAGGAAGAGCCGGAGAGTTCGCGGTAGGTCGCTGGTGCCTTGGCTTCAGGGGTTTGCTTGGAGGGTTTCTTTTGCATTGGGAGGGGGTTAGTTGATGGCGCCGCGTCGAGCAGCGTCAAGGATTAGGAGAGCGTCGGCGTTCCAGAGGGTCACGTCCTGATCGGGGAAGAGTTCAGCTGCTCGAGCCTTGAGGACGTTCTTCCACTCGGTCGTCGAGCGGTCGCCCTTGGTGCCGACGGGGTGAGCCTTCATCCAGATCGCGGGACGTATGCGGTGGACCTCCCAGCCGTGGGCAACGGCGCAACCGTAGAGGACGCCCGTATTCCACATTAGTTTTCCGATGGCAGAGCCGGGGATGTTCTTGCCGGCGAAGAGCGGGGGTTCCTCAAGGTACAGGATGACGCGGCCCGCGTTTCCGTTGATGTCCTTTAAGAGCTGGACCACGTCCCAGTCGGTCGACGGCATCTTGTGGGCTTCGGTCGTTCCCTCGGAAGGGGTATAGACGACGATGCCTCCGCTTACGCCCGGGTCGACGGCGACGATGGTTGGCTTGGTCATTTGGTAGAGCGTGGGTCTCGGTTTAGACGAGCGACCACGACCCGAGTTATGGTGGGACATTTCCTTAGGTCAAACCCTTTAGCCTTGAAGCCCGCAAAGCCGAGTTGATGGGCGGCGTAGACTTCGCCGAGGTTGGGGTGTCGCCCTAGCGCCGTGGTCAGCCGTTCCTCGAGGAGGGTCAGCCAAGAAGTCGCGTATTCCCGCCCGACCCCTTCGTCCGTGGCCCAAGTGCTGTACCCGTAGGTCGGAAGGCCGTGGCGGGCTCGCCAGCGGGTCGTATCGGCCCACGCAGCAGGGAAGAACTGAGCAAGGCCACGCTCACCGAGTCGCCCGATGGCCTTAGGGTTGCCGGAGGACTCGACGAAGATGACGGCCTCGACTTGTCCAGGTGTGATGGCGTGGAGGGAGGACGCCGCGAGAAGGAGGGCGAGGAGTCTCATCGTCCGTCAATCGTCGGGTGAACCGAGCCGCTGTCCTTCTCGCCGTTGCGGTCGACGTAGGACCAAGTGAACAAGGCACGGCACCCGGTGGTAAGGTTGGCGTAGATGGAGACGGCAAGGCAGTTATGAGACTCGCGGAGGTTCTCCTCGGCAACGGCAGCGCACATGGCAATCCGCTGACGAGCGTACTTCTCGGTCCAGTCGCCTTGCAGGACGCGATCACGGGAGTAGGCGATTTGGTAGGAGAGGCCTCGGATGACATGAGCCGGGGAGGCCAGCATATCTTGGGACATGGAGAGAGGGTCGGGCATGGGATTACTTGGTTGGGTTGTTGAGGGAAAGTTCTACGCGGGCAATCTGCTCGCCAATCCAGCGCATGACAGGGACAGCCATCGAGTTGCCGGCGCACTTGTAGCGGGGGCCGTCGGGGCATTGGTCGGCTGGCTTGCCCTTCCAAGGGATTTGCGACCAGTTGTCGGGGAAGCCTTGGAGACGTTCGCATTCGGTCGGGGTGAGGCGACGGACTGCCATAGCACCGACGAGAGGGACGTTGCCTCCGCCTGTTCCGAACTTGGCGGCGACGGTAGGGGCTACATCTAGCGGCCCGGTGATGCGTGAGTCTTGGGCGTGATTTTCGTAGACGGCTCCAACCACCGCGTGGGTCGTGCGGGTGTCGCCGAGGTCGAAGTTGTTGAGCGTGTTGCTCGCATCGGCCACCACCCAAGTCTCGTTGTCGGTCGTGGACTTTGCCCGCTTGGACTTGCGGAAAGCTATTGGGCTGCCTGCCTCAAAGCCTGCTCCAGCATCGGCGGCAGTTGCTTGCCCCTTCTTTCGGCGCGGCGCAGGATGCCAGCACAGGCTTTCGGGCTTAAGAAGAACCGAGGCGGCAGACTCCCAACCTCCAGTACCGCGGCAAGCGACGACAAAGACTCGCCTCCGTCGTTGCGGCACCGCGTCCCATCCGCTTCCCTGTGAGTGCATCCCACACCTTCCGACGTATTGAGCGTCAAGCACCCGGTAGGCCCACCCATAGCCGCGTTCGACCAACCCTTGAAGGAAGGTTGCGAAATCAGCTCCACAAGGTTGACCGCTGGATAGAACACCGGGGACATTTTCCCACAGGATCCATTTGGGTTGGAGTTTTGCAGCCAAGTCAAGAAAGGACAGCATAAGTTGTCCTCGGGGGTCGTTAAGCCCCCCTCTCTTGCCGGCGACGGAATAAGACTGGCAGGGAGTGCCCCCACAGAGGAGATCGACATCTCCAATTGAAAGGGGCCATGATTGGTATTCGGTGAGTGAGCCATAGTTTGGTGTGTTGGGAAAGCGATGTGCGAGGACAGCGCACGGAAAGGGTTCAATCTCGGAGAGGCCAACGGCCTTCCAGCCAAGGGGTTCCCAAGCTACAGACGCGGCTTCCATGCCCGAGCAGACGGAAAGGAAACGCATGGGCTTAGTACTTGTTAATGATGTCGACGAGGGACGGGCCGTCGGCGAGGGCGAGGATGTAGGCGGTCAGGGCTAGACCAGCGAGGAGGGCGAGGAGGAGTTTCATGTCGGTCTTTGTTGTGAGGGCTTTAGGTTTAAGGTCAACCCCTATCTGCTAAAGGTCTTATGAACCTCTATTCTGCCCCTAAGTCGGTGTCCTAGTCAGCCCATAGGCTACCCCAATAGACCCCTCTGGCTTGCCCTAGGAGGCGTTTGCCCGTCGAAAGCGTAGGAAGACCGCCACCCCCACCCCTAGGCACCCGACCGCCAAGGCCCAACCTAGGTCGCGGCAGGCCTTCAGCCCCATCGTCGCCGAGGTCAGTTGCCTCTCAAGCCCTAAGTCGTCGCTCTTCGTGCCGGCGTCCGTGATCAGCAGGGCCATCGTCGAGGAGTTGGCAAACGAGCTGAGGATAAGGTCCGCGATGTAGGCCACCGAGACGGCAGCCATCCCAGCGCAAACGACTAGGGCCACCGTCGCCCAAAGGAGATTGGTCTCACTTCCCCCGCTTGCTTGGTTTCTTTTTGGCATTGGGTTTCTTCGTGACCTTGGCGACCTCGGCGTCACCTCGGGCTTTAAGATACTTGAGGACGTAGTCCATGACCTCGGGAGCCGCGTACCCCGCCGCACCGACGACGCCCATGCGTAGACCAGGGGATGAGATATGGTCCGTAATAGCGTACCCGACTAGGGCCGCAGTGATGGCGGCGGCAGAGATACGGCGCAAGACCCAGCCAGGGGTAACGGGTTCCTGCGACAAAAGCAGTCGGGCCGTCATGGCGAGGCCCCCGAGGATAGATGCCACTAGCCCGTCCTTGACCAGGGACTGGGTCGCTTCGTTGTCGATGGGTGGGGGCGGGCTCATTTGCGGGTGACGAGGATGAGGCAGATGTTGGCGACCGAGTAGCAGAGCCAGACGGTAGCCATCAGGTAGTTCTTTGTGCAGAGGTTAGCCACGCCGGCGAAGAGGTAGGCTAACCCAGCGATGCCCGGGACGATAGTCGTGCAGAAAGTCTCGGCGGTCATTTGCTAATTCTCACGGGGGTCTTGTGCTTGCCCATCAATACGCGGCGGTAGTTCTGCGACCAAAGGGTGCGGGACATCTCTTTGCCTAGGCGGTCGATTTGTGCCTCAGGCAAGTCGGGCATCGAGATATGCAGTTGCTCGTGGCACAAAACCTCAAGCTCACGACGAGGGGACAGGCGGGGGTCTATCTCGATGAGGGGGTGGACTGGGTCGGTCGTAGCCATGCCCCATGCCTTCTCTTTTCCGAGAGGACGCCAGACGACCTTAGGCTGAGGGGCTTTGCGGCGGGTCATTGTGTTTGTCGTTGAGGTGCCCGCGGTAGACGTGCCAGCCGCCGACGATGAGGCCGAGGAGAAACAGGCCACCGACCGAAGGCAGGAACCAAGCAGAGTCCAGGAGGTATGGGACGGCGCCGATGCAGATGCCCGAGAGGAGCAAGCCCGCCCCGATCATGACGCGACCGAAGGCAACGGCGAGGCCCCCGAGGACCATCATCCCTGCGGCGACTAGGGTGTAGAGGTTCCGCTGGCCTTCCTTCTTTGCCTCATCGACCTGTTTCTTTAACGTGTCGATTTCGCCGACCATCTTCGACATGGCCTCGGCGTTCTGCTTTTGCTCGGCTTCGAGCTTCGCCCACATGGCGTTAATGTCTGCCCGAGCGGCGGTGGCGTTAGCGACGTTGGCGGCGTAGGCGGTCGGGTCTGCCTTCAGCGCACGAGCCTGAGCGTAGGCTAGGTCTTCAGCGGACGGCTTAGGGAGCCCGGCCTCTGCCACCGTTAACTCGGCACGGACGATGGCGGGTTGGTCGGCGTTGGTCTTAGCGACCGAGACGGCTGCCGCAGTCCGCGACTCTAACTTGTCCTCCTTCTTGCCGACGACGTCCAGCGTCCCTTGAGCGGGGACAGGGTCGGGGGTCGGGGCGGGTGTGGTAGCACATCCAGCCAGGAGTAAAGAGATGACCAAAATGCGATGCATCGTAAATTGGTCTAGACCGTTTTAAGGTCAGCGACCCTTGAGGACGTCGAGGAGGTGCTTCCCCTTGTCCTCGGTGGACTTGAGGCGGTCGGAGTGGCGGCGGTATACGAGCAGCCCAGCGACGAAGCCGATCAGGAGCCCGGTGAGGAAGAGGATGAGGTAGGACATAAGTTAGGAAACGGATAGTCCCAGGGCTTGATACTTGACGAGAAGAGCCTCGCGGCTGTCGGCAAAGTCAACAGGTACAAAGTAAACAAAGCGGTCGCCAGCTTTTACGGCTTGGATAAAAGCCTTTTTGCCGATGACGTAGCCGACGAAGCGGTCGGAGGGGTGCGTGCCTTTGGTGGTCATTAGATGATGGTGATTGCCGAGTCGGTTCCGTTGACGCGGACGGTGTAAGGTCCTGAGCCGACGATGCCGCTCAAGGAATACGAGCCGCTAGAGAACCCCGTACAATTGTAATAGTTCGATGAGCCGTCAACGATCCCCCAGCTCGTGCCGAGGTCAGTGATGAACTTTGGCACATTGCCGAAGGAAAGGTCGCCGTAAGAGTTGGTTGACTGCGTGTAAATCAATGAGGCGATAGCGTTTGCTTTCATGAAGTCAGCGGATGGGTTTGGTGCGCTGGTAAGGAAGCCCGAAGGGTTACCGCTTAGAGGATAGTATAGGCCGTCAGCAACTGGGCTCGTTAGGCCAGCCGTAGTCTGAACTGTTGAGTCGCTAAAAGTAATCCCAGTAGCGTCCACGGTAATTCCGCTAGTAAACGACGGGGCCGACAACGGAGCCTTGAGGTCTAGTTCGCCCTGCAAATCCGTTTGAGTCGAAAGCGTCCCGGTGATTGCACCCCAAGCGGCTGACCCGCTAACGGTTGCCCAGATGAGGTCGGTGCCGTCATAGGTTAAAGCCTGCCCCGCAGTCGGGACGGCAGCGTTAAGCGTAGAGGTCGCCGCGTTGGATAGCGTGCTGATGCTTAGGCCCCCGCCGCTGATTACAGCCCAAGCGGCATTGTTGCGGCCGTAGGTCGAGCCGTCCGAAGGGGCGTCCGAGAGTTTTGCATCGAGCAAGTCGTCGACCGAGTCTTTTGAATAGAGGTTAATGGGCATGGCGTTAAGTAATAATGAGTTGTTCCCAAGCGCCGTCTAAGCGGACGTAAGGGGTGCCGTCGGAGGGGGCGTCTGGGATGCCCGCCACGGTCTGAGTGCTTCCGTTCGGAAAGGTTAAGCCGCCGCCGTTTGTAGCGAGGAGTAGCCTCCCGTCATTGGCGTTGAAATTATGCAGGAAGTGCGTCCCCGCTCCCGTGTCATTGTAAGCGTCGACCACTAGGTCCGTGTTGAGGAGGTTGCGGATAGCCGGCGTAAAGATGCGGGTCGTGAAGGTCGGGGACTCAAGCGTGGCCTTGAGGTCGAGCGCCGTCTGTAGGTCGGTCTGCGTGGATAGCGTTCCCGTGATTGCACCCCAAGCCACCGAGGTCGCAGGGGTAACCCCGCCTACGTTAACGACCCAAGAGGTATAGGTGCCCGAGCCCGTGTGATGGTTTACGTCCACGGTCAGCACGCCCGTGCCCGAGTTGTACGTCAGCACCTCGCCGTGCATATGGTTCGCGGCGTTGTAGGAAATCGTGATGTTCTGGGTCGGCGTGTACGAGAGACCCGTGCCAATCGTAAAGGTCTTGTTGCCGTTGCCGATCGTGTTGCTCGTGGTCGAGGTCGTCAGGTAGCGGTCGCCCGGGATGACAGTCGTCCAGGTTGTGTCGTAGTTCGTTGCGCTAACCTTGGTCAGCAGCTGGGCCGTAGTACCGCCAACGGCAACCCCTGCCCCCGTGGCCCCAGTCGTTCCTTGAGGGATGCCAAAGTTGAAGACCGCCGCAGAGGATGTCCCCGCGTTAGTGACGGTCGCAGAAGAGCCGGGCGAAAGGGTCGTGGTCGTACCCGCGGCAATCGTGGCGGCTGTTCCGTTAGTCCCGTTCGTGCCATTGGTTCCGTTCGTTCCAGCCGTTCCTTGAGGGATGCCAAAGTCGAAGACCGCCGCGAGGGCCGTGCCCACGTCCGTCACCGTAGCCGGCGAACCAGGAGCAAGGGTCGTCGTCGTCCCGACCGTGATCGTCGGCGAAGGCCCGGGCGTACCCAGTTCCATCGACAGGACAGCCGGAGCCGTCGCTAGGACAGAGACCGACAGCACCCCAGTCGTCTCAGCCACCGTGACCGAGAGCGTCCCAAGAACCTCGGAAGAGATGGTAATAGACATGGGTTAAGCGGTGACTTGGTCGATGATGTTAAGGCGCATGGTCTCCGAGTAGAAGACCGTCGAGCTGTAGGCAAAGCGGATGTCCCAGCGAGCCCCGCCCAGAGTCCAAGCGTCGGTCGGGGTGTAGGCCGCCACAAAGGACAGGCCGTTACCCGCCATCGTGATCGTCAGCGGATAGACCGCCCCAGAGTAGTCGATGACCGAGGAGGTCACGGTGGTCGTCAGCAGGTTAGCCGGACCGCCCGCTTCGGGGGTGTAGGTCACGGTCGCCGCGAAGGTCGTGCCGCGCTTAAAAGTGACAGAGGTCGAGCAGGTCATGGCGTCTAATGATGCGGGGGGTGGAAGGGGGAGGGCTAACCTTGGAGGGGGGTCAAATTAGACTAGGATTTCAACCGTTCGGGACAGGCCACCGCTGTTGAAGTTCTTTGTGTAGCCCGTCCAAGGGTCAGACCAAGACTCGTTCTCGGCTGAGTTCTCGGGCCAGTCAATAGCCGGGGAGTCGTCGCCCGTCTCATAGTCCAGCTCGCCGAAGAAGTGGACGTTGTTCGGCATATACAGGGAGCCGATAAGATGCTGCGTGATTTTCCAATAAGTGCTGTCCGTCCAGTTGATGGCGGCAATTTTGATGCGTTGGCAGTTATACCGCCGAACGGCGCCGTTAATGGATTTGATTAAAGCCCCATAGACCACATCCCCTGGCACAGTAATTTCAACCGACTGCACCTCGCGGATAAGGTAATACTCTCGGAGGTCGCCGTGCTGGCCCGAACTGTTCCAAGGGGTCGAGAAGTTCTCAGCGTCGGAGCCGTCAGCCATGACCGCAAGGAAAGGCATAATGACCGGGCCGATGTCGCCGATGTTATCGACGTTGCGGATAAGGTAGACGCCCCACGCGTCGGACCCGGTGGCAGGTTCCTCTCCTTCGGCAGGGACATACTTGTCAATTTCAACGTAACCACCTTGTGAAAGGTAGACGCTATTTGCGTCCGTGCCTTCGGTTAGTTTGCCCGTAGGGTAGACAGCAAAGCCCTGCACGTCGTACTCGAGGGTTCGAGTCGTAGGCATTGAGGTCAGTTGTTGAGCGACGACGCGGCCCTTGGCGACCTGTACGTTGTTGCCGCTCATCTCGACCTTGAACTGCTCGGGGCCGTAGGTCGTTACCTCTGGGAACAGGATTTCAAGCGACGCCCCGTCCTCCGAGTTAACGAAGTTGTAGCCCGTGCCCGGTTGGATTAATGCCATGTTAAGCGGTGAACTGTGGGTAGACAGCTCGAGGCCAGCCTTCCATATTGATGCGGATCTGGTAGGAGCATTTGTAGATATGCCCGTACTGCTCGAAGTTAACGCCAGACAAAAGGAGTTGAGCGCCGTTAGCGCCTTCCCAGTACTCCCCCATAAAGTTAGGCACTAGCAAAGGACCACCAGTCCATCCATTTTCAAGTGAACTGTGCCCGACGTTCTCGATAAACTTCTGAACAACCGCGTCGCTGCTTGTGTAGATGATGCCCGACAGACCAGTGGTCGCGGCAAGGTAGTTGGACTTTCCGTAGTAACCGCGGTAGAGTGAGTTCGGGTCTTTGAAGCCCGTGAACTGATAGGTCGTTCCAACCTTCTTAAAGTGTGCGCCTTTCATCCCGACATACTCTTGAACTGGAGTGGTTACCAAGGTAGACGCTGGATAGACAGGAGCCGAGCCCGTGCCGGTGCCGTGTCCGGCAATCATAAAGTCTTCAGGGTCTAATCCCTCTGGAACCGTGCCGTCAAAGAAGTTAGGGTGCGAGGTGATACCTTCGGACGCAAGGGACGCGGCACCGCTGATGTTGGCAATCGTGTTGGTGGCTTCAGTCCATAAGCCCGGGTCTTCTGCTTCCCCATCGGCCTCCGAGCAGATGCCAACGTAGTCCACCTTATAGCCGACAAACTCAAGAGACCTGTATTCGCGAGCAATCTTCCAAGCCTTCATAAAGGAAAACTCTGGATGAGCTGAGCCCTTGAGGATAGGGGTGCCTCCGTCGTTACCCGTGTAGTTGACCGTTGAAGTCAGAAGGCCGTAGCCGTCATTAGAGACGACATTCCCTGGTTGTTGCAGGGAGGTGGTAAGGGCGTTGCCTGTTTTAACGATTGCCATAAATTAGCGGGTCATGCCCGGTGAGTAGAGGGGGAACTTGCGTCCAAGGGGTTTAGTCGGGTCCCTAGCGATACCCGCGTTGACGAGTTCGCCGAGTTTAGAGTCGATGCTGTCGAGTTTAGTGTTGGCTTCCATGGCTAAGGCAATCTGCGGGGACGCGCCGACACCGATCACGCCAGAGCCGAGCATAGAGCCTGTATCCGCTGCAGCCTTTTTTTCTTCAAAGATTGGCTTAAACTTTTTGCCTTCGTCAGAGTTTAGGAAGGCATCTAAGGCAATCTTCTGAAACTGGGGGATAGATGCCATTACTCCAGGCTCAAGCACATCTTCGTACCCCGTTTGTTTACGACGTTCTTGACGTAGTAGTTCCTGACCGGCTGTCGTTTTGTTTATGAAGTCTAAAGTAATTTTGCGGCGGCCTGCCTCAACTGACGCGGCTTCCTTTTCAAGTGCTTCCTTTGTTTTAAAGAACTGAGCCATCTTGGCCTCTTCCATGCTGGCGAACTTGGTGTCGCCCTTGGCGATGATATTTATGCCATCAGCGGCGAGCTGCTTAGCCTCTTGGATAAGAGAAGAGATAGTCGAGATTACTTGCTGAACGATAATCATCGGAGCGATAAACCCCAAAGCGACATCCTTGAAAGCCGTGCTGAACTTCTTTTGAATACCGTCAATCTGACTTGAGAAACCTCCGACGGCGGCCTTGGCCTTATCCATAGCCTGGGGAACGTCCGAGGTCGTCTTGATATTTACTTCTAGGGATTGAGCCATGTTAGTCGGTCTTCTCCTTTGCCAAAGTGGAAGCAGCCGCCGCCCGTTCGGACTCCATAAAGGCCTCTTCCTCGGGGGTCATTATCTTTAGCTCGGCTCCCTTACGCATAGCGAAGACCGTATTAAGCCAAATGGCCTGACACTCCGGCATCTCCCAAGCCCGCTGCTCTGGGATGCCCGAGGCGATCAGGTTGGCGACGATAGCCAGGGGCCAAGGGACGCCGTTGTCTCCTCCGCTCTTTTTGCCTTCCTGCTCCCAGAACTTAGGCCAGTCGTGGATTAGGGCATAGCCCGAGAAGGCCTTAAGCAGAGCCTCAAACTTAGCAGGGTTGCGGTTTAGAGTTAGTATGCGTAACTTGTCTACCAAGCCAATACCGCCAAGCGGCTCCTCGGCGCACACCTGACAAGCAAAGATAAGGTCGGCGGGGGTGATGCCGCGGTCGCCCGTGATCAGCGGGGAGTTAAAGGCCATTAGCCTTACGCGGTACTTGAGGCACCAAGGGTAAAGCGAACGACCCAGCAACTTGAAGGGAGCC